GTGTTCGGCATCGTAGACGAGAAGGGCAACAGACAGTTCACGGAAGTGGTCCTAGTGGTAGGCCGGAAGAACGGCAAGACACTAATCGGATCAGCGTGTGCGGAGTATATCTGTGCACTTCCAGACGAACTGGGGCAAGAGGTCTACTTCATAGCACCGAAACTGGAGCAGGCCAACCTAGCGTATGATGGCTTCCGTCAAATGATCGAGATGGAGAAAGACATCGAAAGTCTGCAGAGGAAACGCAGGACGGACACATTGTTCGCAGGGTCGAACACTGTAGCGAAGCCGATAGCGTTCAGCAGTAAAAAGAGTGATGGTCTTTCCATCAGCTTCTGCCTTTGCGATGAAATAGCAAGCTGGCAAGGTGACAGCGGTTTGAAACAGTATGAGGTGCTTACCTCATCACTCGGTGCCAGAGAGCAACCCCTTATATTAAGCATAACAACGGCGGGTTATATAGACGAGAGCATATACGATGAACTCGTAAGAAGGGGGACCGCCGTTCTCAATGGCGACAGCCGTGAGAAAAAACTCGCTCCCTTCTTCTACATGATCGACGACGTCGCCAAGTGGAACGACATCAACGAGATACAGAAAGCGATGCCTAATCTGGGCGTCAGCGTGAGCGTGGACTTCATCCTAGAGGAGATCGCCAAAGCGGAAGGATCTCTCTCGAAGAAGGTGGAGTTCCTCACGAAGTACTGCAACATCAAGCAGAACAGCTCACAAGCGTGGCTGCCGGCACACGAGATACAGAAGTGTAGTGGTGAGCCTTTACATCTTGAGGACTTCAAGAAACACTACTGTGTGCTTGGTATAGACTTATCCAGAACAACCGACTTGACATCAGCTTCTTGTGTAATCGAGAAGGATGGAGAGCTGTATGTGTTCAACCATTTCTGGCTACCGGCTGAAAAGATTGAGGGAGCAAGCGTGCGAGACAGTCTGCCATACAAGATTTACATTGAGCGTGGCTTGTTATCTCCGTCAGGAGACAATGTAGTCGATTATAAGGACTGTTTCAACTGGTGCAAGGAATTGGTCGAGAAATACAAACTTTATCCTGTGCTGGTCGGATATGACCGTTACAACGCACAGTATCTGACAAACGACTTGCAGGGATATGGTTTCCATTGTTCTGATGTAGTGCAGGGTTTCAACCTGTCACCGATCATTCGAGAGGTCGAAGGAATTATCGCAGACGGTAAACTCCACATTGGAGACAATGACCTTCTGAAAGTGCATATGCTCGACACCGCATTGAAGTTCAGTGCAGAGAAAGAGCGTTGCAAAATTGTTAAATTAAACAACAAGGCCCACATAGACGGAGTGGCCTCGTTATTATGTGCCATGACGGTCCGCCAAGCCAAGTGGGCAGAATATGGCAAAAGGCTTATGAACGAAAGGAGATAGCATGGGTTTAAGAGAGTGGCTTTTTGGAGAGCCGAAAGCAGAGCCGAAGGCAGTGCAACAGTCACACGACTTCCAGTTATTAAGCACTTACAGACCAGTCCATTATGACTGGTACGGAAGCGTGTATGAAAACGCACTGGTGAGAAGTGCTATCGAGGCAACGGCTCGGCATATCTCCAAACTTAAAATCGAGTTTCAAGGTTCAGCTCAACAGAAACTCAAGAACAGGATCAAGCACTATCCGAACGCTTGGATGACATGGCCACAGTTTCTGGCCAGATGCTCAACCATCCTGGACTGTACAAACAACCTGTTCATAGTTCCAGTTAGGGATGACAAGACCTTTGAGACTATCGGCTTTTTCCCAGTCCTGCCAGAGAAGGTAACACTGGTCGAGGACAAGAAGGGCAAACTGTGGCTAAAATACAAGTTCGCCAGTAACCAGTACGGAGCGGTCGAGTTCGAGAAATGTGCGTATATGGTGAAACACCAGTACAGGAGCGACTTCTTCGGAGAGGACAACAAGGCACTGAAACCGACGATGGATCTCATCGCAGTGCAGGAAGCAAGCATCAAGAACGCTGTGCAGAACAGCAACAACTACCGCTTCATTGCACAGGTCAGCAACTTCACGGATCCAGAGGACTTGAAGGAAGAACGGAAACGCTTTACAGAGTACAACTTAAAGGGAGAGGACACCGACGGTGTTCTTTTATTTCCTAACACCTACAACGATGTGAAGGAAGTGACGAACAAGTTCTACACAGTCGACGCCGAGCAGATGAAGTTCATCAACAACAACGTTTTCGACTACTTCGGGACAAACGAGAAGATACTGCAGGGATCCGCAACGAGTGCGGAACTGGATGCCTTTTTCAACTTGAGAATTGAGCCGTTCGCCATAGCGTTCAGTGAAGCCATGAGCCGAGCGATGTTCACCGAGGAAGAGAGATCCTACGGCAACCATGTATATGCCAATGCCAACAGGCTCCAGTACATGAGCGTAACCGAGAAAGTGAACATGGCACAGCAACTGGGAGACAGAGGGATCCTCACGATAAACGAGATCCGAGAACTATTCAACTACACACCGCTCGAGGATGGCGATGTGGCAGTCATACGTGGTGAGTATTACACACTCGACGAGAAACTAGGACAACAGGAAGAACCCCCTGCAGAAAGCGAAAGCGAGGAGTAAAAAATGAACGAACAGGAAGTAGCGAAAGCCGACTACACTGTCTATCAGCATATAGCACCAAATGGGAAAGGCTATATCGGGATAACAAGGCAAAAGAAGAAGCGGAAGCGATGGAAAGAGAACTCATCGCCAAGTTCCAGACAAACAATAAAGATCACGGCTACAACATAACGAGTGGCGGAGAGACGATAGGAAAGCATTCACAAGAAAGCAGAAGAAAAATGAGCCTTTCAAAAATTGGCAAGCCTTCTAGCAGAAAGGGGATGCACCACTCGGATGAAGCGAAGAAAAATATGCCAATGCTTACCTACTGGCGAAGTAGTGAAAGTATGGGGAAGCATAAGCGAGGCATCAAAGTTTTACTGCAGGACGTCCATCAAGGACGTTTTGAGGGGGAAATATAAGAAACACAAAGGATATACGTGGAGGTATTACGATGAAAGAGAACAGATGCTATAGAGAAGCAGAACTCGGGATAGTCAAAAGAGAAGAAGGGGAGCAGGGCTACTTCGTTGAGGGGTACGCATCAACCTTCAAACCCTACGTTCTTTTCCAAAGCGACGGGGTTGATTATAGCGAGGTAATAGACAGACATGCGTTCGACGATACAGATATGAGCGACGTCGTGTTCCGAGTGGATCACGAGGGCCCAGTATACGCCAGAACATCCAACGGCTTAATTGAATTAAGCGTTGACGATATAGGACTATTTAATCGTATCGATTTAGGCCAGACAGACAGGGCGAAAGACATCTATCGAGATATTGAGGTTGGTAACTATCCGAAAATGTCGTTTGCCTTTTCTGTTGCAGACGATGATTATGATAGGAAAACACACACAAGGACTATCAAGAAGATCGCTAAATTGTACGATGTATCGGCGGTTAGTTTTCCGGCCAACCCCGACACAAGGATAGATATTTCCACACGAGACTATTTCAACGGAGTGATTGAAATGGAAAAAGCGGAGAGACTGCGTGAGGAAGAAAGAAAAGCCAAACTGGCTTCATTAGAGGCTCGGCTTGCTGAGCTTAGAAAGGACATTTAATGGAAATCAAAGAAATGCAGATGTCCGACATCGAGGAGAGAGCAATAGAGATCGAAGCACTGATGAAGGAAGAAGGTGCCGACATCGAGGCTTTATCTGCAGAGGTCGAAGAACTAGAGGCTCGCAAAGCCAACCTACGAGCTGAAATAGAAGCACGGAAAGCGGAAGTCGCAGAGGTCATTGAGACCGCTAGAGAAGTCCGCACATTCGAAGAAGAAAGGACAAGAAACACAATGGAAAACATCGAGTTAAGAAACACCAAAGAGTATGTCAACGCCTACGCTGAATATATCAAGGGCAACGACAGAGAACTCCGTACACTCATCACAACAAACGGTGATGACGGATCAGTAGCAGTCCCAGAACTGGTTTATGAAATTGTCAAGACCGCATGGGAAAAGAACGACATCATGTCAAGAGTTAAGAAAGCATACCTCAAGGGCAACCTGCAGGTCGGCTTCGAAATCTCTTCAACAGGTGCCTCGATCCACGAAGAAGGCACCACCGCACCGGACGAAGAAGACCTCGTACTCGGCGTCGTAAATCTGGTACCGCAGAGCATCAAGAAATGGATCTCCATCAGCGACGAAGTCTATGACTTACGTGGTGAAGACTTCCTGCGTTACATCTATGACGAGCTGACATATCAGATCGCCAAGAAGGCTGCAGAAACACTGGTCGGAAAAATCAGCACATCACCTACAACATCAACATTCTCAGCTCCGGCAGTTGCAGCTCTGACTGCTAACCCTGCAGTCGACACAATCGCAAAGGCTCTGGCTAAGTTAAGCGACGAAGCCACCAACCCTGTTGTCATCATGAACAAGGCCACATGGGCAAACTTCAAGGCTGTTCAGTATGCAAACGGCTACGGCATCGACGTCTTCGAAGGCTTACCAGTACTGTTCTGCAACGTTCTGCCGGCCTATGATGCAGCTAGCACCGACGATGTCTACGCAATAGTAGGCGACCTCGAAAACGGTGCACTGGCTAACTTCCCGAATGGCGAAGAAATCACCATCAAGTTCGATGATCTGACACATGCAGAATACGACCTCATCAAGATCGTAGGCAGACAGTTCGTAGGTCTGGGCGTTATCGCACCGTTCCACTTCGTCAACATCGCCAAAGCTGGCGAAGATAGCGGACAGTCTTAAAAACACAAGGGCACGGGCATAACAACCTGTGCCCTTCATAATCGAAAGGATGTGGAAATATGGATGAAACTACCATCCTTGAAAAAGTCAAAACATGTCTGCGTATAACAACCGATGACTTCGACGATGAAGTCAGCGACCTCATAGAAGCGTGTAAGCAGGACTTAGCGACCGCAGGTGTAGTCGTGCCAAATGAAAACGACATACTGATCCTGCAGGCCATCAAGACCTACTGCAGAGCACACTTCGGAATACCAGAGAACTACGACAAGCTCAAGGCTTCCTACGATGAGCAGAAAGCCCAGCTGTCAATGAGAACTGGTTACACGGTATGGGCTAATGGATAGAAGTTCGGTAATATACCTACTTAAAGTCACGCAGACGAAAGACACGTATGGAGTATGGCATGAGACGACAGAACGCAGGAAGGTGTATGCGGAAGTGACGAGCGTGTCACAGACAGAGTGGTTTGAAGGTGGAAGGGCAGGGTTAAACCCCGAACTCCGCTTCCGTATGTTCCGTTATGATTATGAGGGCGAGAAGATGCTAGTGTATAACGGCAGGATCTATGCCATCTACAGAACATACACAGACCGAAAAGAGATCGTGGAACTGTACACCGAAATAAAAGAAGGAACGCAGGAGAACACGGCACAATGAAGATAGATCTGGCGAAAGCGATAGACCAGATCCTCACGGAATATGGCGACGAGGTGAAGGAAACGATCAACAAGGAACTGGCAGAAGTCGCCGACGACACGGTCAAGTACTTGAGGACCAACTCGCCGAAAGGAAACGGCACGAAACATTATGCAAGCGGATGGACGGACGATGTGGAAACAACGTGGCATGGCACAACGCTCACGATACACAACAAGACCAAGCCACAACTCACGCATCTGCTGAACAATGGCCACCATTATGTCACACGGGCAGGAGTTCGCCTGTTTGACGTTAAAGGGGATGGGCACATTGACAAGGCAGAGGAGTACGCCAACGACTTGCTCATAAGAAAGGTGGAGAGCAAACTATGACGAGGACAGAATACGTAAACATGATAGACAGTTTCGGCTTGCCATACTGCTACTACCAATGGCCGACCGATGAGGTGCCATCGCTTCCCTTCGTGGTGTACTACTACCCCGAACGAAACGATGTGATCGCTGACAACTACAACTACGTGCATGTAGAAGACGCCATCATCGAACTGTACACAGAGACCAGAGACTTCGCACTCGAGGACACTGTGGAAGCCAACATACTATATCCATACGAAAAGAACGTTGAGTACATCACGAGCGAGAGGATGTACCGCATAACCTATGAAAGCGAGGTCATAATTCATGGCGAATAAAATCACATACGGGATTAAAAACGTATACTACGCAATAGCCACCGAAACTTTAGACGCACAGACAGGCGAGTGGACAGTAACTTATGCCACACCTGTCGCTATGTTAGGAGCGAGAGCTATCTCATTGACAGCAAGCAACGAAACTGTCGACTTTTCAGCTGACAACAACCCGAAGTACTTCACCCAGAACATTTTCAGTGGTTACGAAGGATCTCTGACAATGGCCATCATCGGTGATGACTTCCGTGTTGACTGTTTAGGTGAACAGACAGACAACAACGGACTGGTAGGTCAGAGCCTTAACGACAAGCCAAAACCGTTTGCATTGATGTTCCAGTTTGAGGGTGACGCAGAGGAAACACGCCACGTACTGTATCGTTGCATCGCAGGTCAGCCTGACGTAAGTTCCAACACCAGAGAAGAAACCATCGAACCGAACGAGGAAGCAATTCCTCTGACAGTTGGCGGTTCTGTTGACACGGAACTTGTTAAGTGGAAATGCAAGAAGAGCGATACCACACAGTATAATGCGTGGTTCTCTAACGTATACGTGCCAACATTGTAACGCATAAGGGGATGGCTTCGGCTGTCCCCTCTATTTGAGCAAGGAGAGAGAGAGATGGAAAGAGCAATACAGATCGGCACTATCGAAGTGCCAATGAAAGCGACCGCAAACACACCGAGATTATACCGGGAAACGTTCGGAAAGGATCTCATCGTCGAGATGCAGAAACTATTCAACCACATAACGCCCATAGGCGACCTGCAGGGCGATTTTGACTTCGGTGTGATAGAGAGGCTGGCCTACATAATGGCCCGCCAGAGTGACCGAGAAATCGGCACAATAGACGACTGGCTCGACCAGTTCGGCATGGATGATGTCTACAGTGCTATGTCCGAGATCGTCAAACTCTGGGCAGACAGCAAGGCAACGACATCAAACCCAAAAAAAAACACAGAGAAGTAGACCGTGAGTATAACACCGCATTGTATCTACTACGATGTACACAACTCGGTCTACATTATGAGGACATGGAGCACTTAACTTACGGTATGGTGCAGGACATGTTCATTGAAAGCGACAACGACACGGTTAAGTGGGACATAAAAGCAAACCAGAGCGACTTCGATGCGTTCTAGGAAGGAGAGACAATGGCAAAAACCAAGATACGAGGCATAACCATCGAACTAGGGGCCGACTACTCGCAACTGACGGATGCCTTCAAAAAGGTAACGAAGGAATTGAGCGGAGTAGACAAGCAGTTAAAAGACGTCAACAAACTGCTGAAACTGGACCCGTCAAACGTAGAACTGTTAAGTCAGAAGCAGAAATATCTGGAAGATGCCATCGGACTGGCTAACCAGAAACTAGAAGAAGAACAGAAAATGCTCGAGGCCTTGCCGTCATCAGCCACAGGCGAACTGACGGAAGAGCAGATGGCACTGCAGAGAGAGATCGAAGCAACCAAGATCCAGATACAAGGCTACAACGATGAACTAGACGGCATAACTGGGACAACACAGCAGGTCGAAAAAGCGACCAAAGACTACGGAGAGCAGCAGGAAAAGACCACAGATAAACTGGCCAAAGCAGGCCAGATCATGACAGGGCTCAAGAGTGCGTTCGACATGCTAGGCGGTGCTATCAACACCGTGAAGCAGGTGTACGACACTTTCATCGGCGACACTGTCAAACTGGCTGACGACCTCATGGTCCAGTCACAGACGACAGGACTGTCAACGGATGCACTGCAGGAATATGCCTACATGGCAGAACTGGTGGACACTGACGTCAATGTTATCACCGGATCATTGACGAAGATGGTCAAGAGCATGGACAGTGCCAAGAGCGGAACAGGAGCAACCGCCGAAGCATACGCCAAACTGGGCGTGGCGGTCACTGACAGCAATGGCATCCTGCGTGATCAGAACGACGTCTTTGCAGAGGTCATATCCGCACTCGGAAACATGACCAACGAGACAGAGCGTGATGCTCTATCAATGCAGATCTTCGGAAAGAGTGCCAGAGAGTTAAACCCGTTGATCGAGGCAGGATCCGACAGCATCGAGGAGTTCCGCAAACAGGCTCATGAAATGGGGTACGTCTTAGACGAGGAAACACTGGCAAGTCTGGGCGGAATTGACGACAACATGCAGCTGCTCAAGAACAACTTCGAAGCAGTGAAAAGACAGATAGGCACAGCACTGATGCCGATAGTAATAGACATCACGAACGCAATGGTGGAGTGGGCACAGAGTGTTGACTGGGTAGAGGTAGGAAACACCATCAAGACGGTCATGGACGGTATCGGAAAAGCCATCGAAAAACTAAAACCAGTCTTCAAACTCTTAGGCGACATTATAGGATGGGTCGTCGAGAAACTCGACGATCTGTTCACGCACAAGTTCGAACTGCCCAAGATCAAACTTCCGCACTTCAAGTTCACCGGAAGTCTTAACCCGTTGAACTGGCTGAAAGACGGTCTGCCGAAAATCGGCGTTGACTGGTACCGAAAAGGCATGGAAGGTATGGTCCTTGACGGAGCTACCATCTTCGGCATGAACAGCAACGGCCAACTGATGGCAGGCGGAGAAGCAGGCAGAGAGATCATCATCGGCGAAGATAAACTGAAATCAATGATGGGCACTAGCACCATCAATATTGTAATCAACGAAAGCAACAATCCAGAGGCGACCGCAAACGCTGTAGCAACACGGATGCAGGTGGCACTGGCAAGCGAAGGAAGGGTGTGGCAATAATGGCAAACTACTTCGAGTTTAACGGCCGTAAGTCATCGGAATACGGCCTAATCGTCAACGGCGTGAACATATTCGGGGCACCGAACAGGATCGTTGACAAGGTCAGCATCCCGTACCGCAACGGCGATCTGTTGATTGATACGGGAGTTTATAGCAACATCATAGTGACATACACCATCAGCCTTCTGGATCCGTCAAGGGCCAGAGACATCGCAGACTGGCTGTTGAACACCAACGGCTACTGCAGACTGTATGACACCTACAACCCGACAGAGTACAGACTGGGAGCCTGCTATAGTGACATAAACTACCAGATGACAATGCTGTACAGGTACGGGCAGGCGAGCATCTCGTTCGACTGCAAACCGCAGAGGTATCTTTTGACAGGAGAAACACCGATAGAGTTCACGGCAGATGGCGAGATCACCAACCCGACAAACTTCTACGCCAAGCCACTGATAACAGTTATAGGCAACGGCTCGTTCAATATCGAAGGGGATGACGTCACGGGCGAAAATAATGACTACAGCATCACCATCGACAGCGACACTATGCAGTGCTACTACGGACTGGATAACATGTCGCAGAACGTGACAATGGAGCGAGACTTCCCAATACTGATAGACGGCACTAGCGAGGTCACACTCGACGGAGTGACCAAAGTCACTATCACACCGAGGTGGTGGAGATTATGAACCCTCGTTTATACGACGCAGGAGCGACGGACTTCACCAATCTCGGCATCACAACACTGGTCGACTGCATATCCTGTGAAGTCACCGAAGAACGCAACGGCATCTTCGAGTTGGAGATGGTAGTGGCCACCACAACGCCATACTATGCACAGCTGCAGGAAGGTGCGATCATACTGGCCAAACCTAATCACACGCAGGATCCGCAGGCTTTCGAGGTCTACGAGATCACACGGCCGATAGATCAGCAGGTCACAGTTAGGGCAAACCACATATCATACCGCCAGTCGTTTGTTCCAGTGAAACCTTTCACAGCAACGGGCATTACAGCCACTCTGCAGGGCCTTCTGGACAACTCGCAGGAGATATCACCCTTCACGTTTTCGACCGATATAACCAACGAGGCGAGCACCTACAACCAACTGGCACCTGCATCAATGAGAAGCAGGCTCGGTGGGGTGCAGGGATCATTGCTTGACGTATTCGGTGGTGAATATCTCTGGGATAACTTCAACACAGAACTGCTGCTACATAGAGGGGCAGACAACGGTGTCCAGTTGCGACTGGGAAAAAACATCGTAGAACTGGAGCAGACCATCAACCTTGAAAGAGTGGTCACGGGTGCCTTGCCGTTCTGGCAGAACGAGGATGGATCTGAGGTGTACTACGGAGACGTCCAGTACTCCGCAAACGTAGACGACTACGCAATACACAGGACAGTCGTTCTGGATCTGTCCGAAGAATATGAGAACGCACCAACGCAGGAACAACTCGAAAACGATGCCAGGATTTATCTGCAACAGGCATCACTGGCCACACCTGCGAACAATATCACGGTGTCCTTCGTGGATCTGGCAGACACTACCGAGTATGCCAACAGCCCACTCGAACGGGTCAACCTCTGCGACACAGTCGAGGTGATCTGTCCGGAACTGAACATTGACTACAAGGCAAAGGCCGTCAAGGTCGTATTCGATGTACTGGCTGAACGCACACTCGAAGTCGAGATAGGCGAAACCAGAAGCACCATCACACAAACCATCAGCGACCTCGTGGGCGATGTTTCAGAAGTGATCCAGCAAGGGAAAAAGACCTACTCAATTACACAGATCATCGACAGAGATCTCGGACTGATTAAGCAGACAGTGGGGTCCGTAGAAAAAGGAACTGGCCTTGCAGGGCAAGTGCAGAGAAACACTTCGAGCATCGAGCAGATGCCAGACACCATACAGATAACGATCTCGCAGGTCACAGATCTGCCAGACGTGGTCGATGACATCCACACATATTTCAAGTTCGAGAATAACGGACTGTGGATAGGGAAGAGCGACAACGAGATCCGAGCGTTATATGATAACGACAGCGTACAGTTTCTAGATGCGAACGAAATAGCACTGGCGTGGCTAGATGCTACAGACGGACTAGGAGCAAGCAAGATCTCGATCGGCAAACCGGAAGAAACAAACAGGTGGCAGTGGATAGTCAGCGAGGACGGAAGCCACAGCAGATTTACCCGCCATCTATAAGGAGAGTGAAATATGGCAGTTACTAAACTAGATCAAAGTTGGAACGTGGGAGCGTCGTGGAACGGCGGAACATCCAACTTTACTTTCCGACTAGAAGTGATACAGGAAAGCCAGAACATCGGAGCAAACCAGTCCACGATCACCGTCAACAAGTACGTCAAAGGCAATAACGGCAACTCGTGGTACGGCACCGCCTGTACTGATGCTTTCAGTGGCGATATTTCCGACACCATAACATACAACCCTGCCCAGAGCGGATCTGGCGGACCGATGAGAAACACCGAAGTGCTATACCACACCGAAGAGTTTACGATCACGCACAACGCAGACGGCTCGAAGCAGGTAAGCATAACGACCACGTTCACCAACGGTGGGAACAGTTACGCACCAAACACCAACACCAAGACGTTCACGCTGACACTGGACACTATACCGAGAGCAAGCACTATCGCTCTGTCGGCATCGTCAGTTAACATCAGTTCAACGAGCGGAAGCATCACGTGGACTGCAACCAGTAAGGCGAACTACTACCACACGCTGACGTGGTCGCTCGGAAGCACGACACAGACGATCAGCGCTCTAAATCACCTAAACAACACAACGCAGACAGGCACACTGTCGTATACAACACTGTTGAACGCTCTGCCGTCATCAGCCACAGGAACGCTGACACTGACGCTGAAAACATACAGCACCAGTGGAAAGACCACGCAGATCGGCGACACGCAGACGGTCACGTGTGCGATCACGATCAGCATCAAACCAGTGACAGAACTGCTGAACATTTTCATCGACAGCACACCGATAAACGGGTACGCCATCGCAGGATATTCAGTACTAGGTTCCGACTTCACAGCATCTCTGCCACAGGGAGCGACGAGCAGGACAACGTACTTCTCTATCTCCAGTGGCACTATGGCCACGACTACAAGCACCAGTGCGAGCGGAACAGTTCGAAGCAACACTCTGCCCGTCAACAGCAACGATGCGACAGTGACGATCTCGGCTTATACCAAAGACAGCCGAGGGATCAAGGGAGATACTGTCACCAAGTCCATAACAGTCTATGGTTACACCGTTCCGAATGCTTCACTATCAGCGTTTAGAACAACCGCAAGCGGAACTAGGCAGGACAGCGGTGGTGCCTACCTGTACGCTGTTTTCAGTGGCTCGGTGAGTAAGTCGTTCGGTGGCGGAAACACCGCCACAGTTGTTTGTAAGAGCACAGGCGGTTATTCTGGAACATTGACGAGCGGAAACCACTACGCACTGTCCACTGATGCCAGTGCCACAGTCACGCTGACAGTCACGGACACAGTCGGCGGTAAAAACAAGATCGTGATGCAGGTGCCGACCGCAGTATTCGCCATTGATATGTATGACGACGGAGCAGGCACAGTCGGTGTCGGTCTGGGCGGAATTGCTCCAGAGAACGGCATCATCAAACCATACCTGCCGATCGTCGATGTCGAACAGAACTTCGCCGTCACAACCGCTGGCACCGACCTCAATGACTATACTGATGTCGGCATCTACTATTTCCACAGTAGTTACACACCAACCAATATACCCGTTGGAGTGAACGGCTGGCTCATGGTAATGAAAAGTCCTGTCCACAACACTATTAAGCAGATATGGTGGCGACAGGGAACGAACGATACCAACAGTTTCCAGACATACGTGCGACAGTTTAATGGCACAGCGTGGTCTAGTTGGTTTAGGTATATCACCAGTGGCGAGGACATCTATGCTGATGCTGTGGTTGTGGAAGAACTAAACCCGACAACAGGCACAACCTACTATCTGCCGTTTTTAACTGGGGTGAGTGGAAACAGAATACCGTATGCTAACAATGGCTTGAAATACCTAACCCTTGAGGGGACTGCTGACGACCTAGGCTATAGTGGTTTGAGGATAGGTAATACCACAAACAGCGGAACTGCGGGCAATAAGTGGGGGTTCATTGACCTATACCCAGAAACAGGAGCGTATTATGCCCGAATTAAAGCTACTGGCACACTCACTGCTAGCAGGTCATACACCCTGCCGAACTCAAGCGGAACAATCCTAATTCAGAATGCAGCTAACTATACATCACTCTGGACAGGAACGCTGACCGCAAGCAACGCAACCGCAACGTTCACCTACAGCAATTACAGTGCGTATTGTATCGTAGGCAAGCCAGGAAGCGACAGTGCTTTCCAGAGCGTGATAGTCCCCCGAGGCTTGATAACAACGAGTAACGTTTTATGGCAGATAGGCAGTGGGTCAGTTTATACCTCATTTAACTTGAAATACTCAAGCACAACAGTAACACTGACGAAATCGAACAGTGCAGGCTCAATAACAGCCGTATATGGCATTAGATAGGAGAATATATGGAAAAGAAACTATTCATACCACAGACGAAATGCCCAGAGAAAAATGACAAGTGGTACACACAGAAAAAAAGCGGTGGAATATCACCGTGTATTCTTGGCAAACCGCAAGCATGGATGGGGAGTACGCTTGCAAACTGCGTGGGGTATGCGTGGGGCAGATTTGCCTCACTTGAGAACAACGAAAAATGCCTTGTGGGATGCGTAAAAGGAACAGACTGGCCAGACGATGCGAAAGACTGGTACACCAACAGCAAGGTACAAGGCTACACTGTAGGAACAACAGCTAAACTGGGAGCAGTAGCGGTATGGAAAAGAACAGGTACGCTTGGTCATGTTGCTATTGTTGAACATGTAAACAATGATGGAAGTTGGGACAGTTCGGAAAGTGGATTAAATACTAAACCATATTTTTTCACAAAGCATTACAACGCTAACTCTTACAGAAGTGGCTACACCTTCTTGGGTTTCGTTTATCCGAAATATGAATTTGTTACAGAAATGCCTACACCGACAACCTTAAAGGTAGGCGATTATGTTCAGATCACCGGCACAGGCAACAGCAGAAGCGATGGCAAAGGCAACACTTCCTATGGCAAAGGCTACAAGAGATATGTGCTGAAAATCATCAGCAATGCTAAATATCCATACCAGATAGGAAGCAAGAGCGGAGTTGTAACAGGCTATTACACCGCAGAAGCGATAAAGAAATTATGAGGTGAGGGGGACATGGAAATCATTAGAGGAACAACACCAAGCAGACAGTGCTTGGGGTTCATACAGTTCGCAAATAAGAGCGATATAGAAAGAGGGTAAGTATTATGAAGTTAAGCAACAAAGCATACGACATTTTGAAGTTTGCCTGCACCATTTTCCTTCCTGCATCGGCCACATTATACTTCGGACTGTCGCAGATCTGGGGTTTCCCATATGGCGAGGAAGTGGTAGGCACTATAGCGTGCATCACAACGTTCATCGGTGCGTGCATCGGCATCTCAAGTGCCAACTACTACAAGGATCTCGAGGGATAGCCTATGCCCACAGAGTTCACCACGCTCGTGTCCATAAGTTCTGGGGTCATGGCAATAGTAGCACTCGTCAAGTTGGTGAACACACCACTGGACAAGATAAAACAGCACGATGAGGACATAAAGAAGATAAAAGAGCAAAACGAAAAGCAGTCACAGTTCCAGAAAGTCACACTCAACAGCCTGCAGGCCATCACCAACCACATGATCGACGGAAATGGCATCGACAAGTTGAAAGCAAGCAGGGACGAACTTTCAAGGAGCATAAACGACATAGCGATGAAATGAGTATGACCGCAGGCATGAGCGGTTATATATTCACCTCTCTCTGGGCGGAAGTTCCGCCCTTTTTTTTGCGTGAAGGTTTGCGTACAGATTCAATCAGATCTGCTATGTTTCCGAGATTAACATCCCAGAGGTGCGAATATGTATTCATCGTCATGCTGACAGTGGCGTGGCCTAACCACTTACTGACAAATAATGGTGTGGCTCCGTTGTTTATCAGCATTGAAGCACAGGAGTGGCGGAAGTCATGCAGGCGGATGCGTGGAAGATCTGCGAGATCCATGTAGTAATTCTTCTTAGCGGTGATCGTGCTTTCTGGTATCGGTGCAGCACCGCCAAAAACGAACGCTGTAGGGCCTAAAACCTTGTAGGCGGATGATTGTTCACGTAAGGCCGAAAGTGCGTCAGAAACGTTTTCTGGAAGTTGTAGGACACGAACAGAACTGGATGTCTTTGGGGTGCTTACGTGATATTGTTTATCACCTGTTTTCAGTTTGGTAGTCAATGTCTTACTGATTGACATAGTTTTCTTTCTAAAGTCGATATCAGACCACAGCAGAGCGTTCGCTTCTCCAATACGCAGGCCCATATAGAACAGAACAGTGAACAGAGCATAATAGACAGGATCATCAATAACGCTTGCAAGGTCGTTGAACTGATCCAGAGTGATGATCTGCATTTCCTTCTTTTCTTCGTTGCGATAGGCGTCGAACTTTTCCGGCACAGAGGTATATATGTCGTAACGCTTTCCTGCCCACTTGACCATCTGCTTAAACTGACGGATCAGTTTGTTTTTATATCGATTGCTCAACCCCTTCTTGTCTAATGTGGCGAGCATTTTTTGATATTGACTGACAGTTAGTTTATCAAGTCGAACATCGCCCAAAACGCCCGAAAAGTGGTCCAGAGACGTTTTCAACTTCTGCCATGACTGCTCTTTCATCCTCGTTTTCTTTTCTGCTAGGAACTCGGCTTCCAACTGACTAATAGTATATTGAGCACCGCTCTTTTTGAAGGCAAGCAGAGCCTTCGCCATGTCCTTCTCGCAGTCCTTGCGGTTTGTGTAGTCTTTGGATCTCACACGCTGACTAGAGCGTGAGAAGGAGTAGTAGTATGTACCCCTTCTTTCATCCTTATAAACTGGCATAGTATTCTCCTGTTGTCCGTTTATCTGGACAATGGATAATCGGGATGCGTGATATCCTCATAGATGAGATCAGCAACCGGAACATTGAAGTATTCGGCCAACAGTGCTATCTCATACAGACGAGGTTCAGCGAGGCCCTGCTCATACTTCCAAACAGCATTGTGAGATTTGCCCAGAACTTTTCCAAGATCAGCCTGTGTCATTTTATGGGCCTTTCTCAAATAAACTAAATTATCAGCGAAATATACCTTTGTCATATTTATTTCACCTCCCACTTTTATTTTAGCACCAAAAAGCAAAAAAATCACCAAAAAGTAAAAATAGCGCTTGACAATCACCTAAACGGTGATAGAATTAAGACATAAGCACCGAAAAGGTGAAAAAGGAGAAGCAAAATGACAATCAGAGAATTATTAAACACAATCGAAACAACACAGAGCATCACAGTATATAGAGGAAAGGTATCAGCAGAAACATGGTTAAGAACTATTGAAGGAACACAAAAACTGGACTGCTCCGGCAAGTACTGGGATGAAGAAGTGAAGGAAGTTATCGGTTATGATCACGGCTTAAAGGCTGTTATATAGAAAGGAAAAATAATGAAAAGTTTTGATTTTGAAGCAATGTCCAGGAGACTGTCGGAACTCCGCAAACAGAGCGGTCTGACACAGGAAGATGTCGGCAAACACTTTGGAGTGACGAGGCAGGCGGTCTGCTATATGGAGAAGCATCCAAAGATGCTGTCCATTGAAAAGATCAATGCTCTGGCGAGTTTGTACGGTTGCAACCCTACCGACTTTTTCGCTGAATTGTAAATCACCGAAAAGGTGAAAGAAGGTAAAAATGAACAATCAGTACATCACCACACAGGAGTTGGCGGAAGAACTGGCCATCCCACAAAGGCAGGCGGTCGCCATCATTAAGACCGTCAACAACAGACTACTCTCGCAGGGAGCACTGATCCTCAAGACCAGACCGATGCGAGCACCACGCAACGAGGTGTACGACCTATTACACCTAGAAAGGAAATAGACATGAAGTTATTCAGAAAAGCATTATGGCTTCTGGGAGTGGCAGCACTCGAACTAGTAGCAATAGCAGCACTGTTCATCGTCTACGCTTTAACCGCATGAGCGTTCCGAGGATGCCCAAGAAGTACAGGGCACTGTATGAAGAGATGGCACCGCTTATCCAAGAGTTCAGAGAACTGGAAAAGCAGGGAGAACTCTACAAAAAAGAGGTGGCACTGCGACGAGCAATGACCACCAAGCAAAATGACAAACATATTATAGCAGAAAGGAAAGCAAAATGACAGAAATAAAAATGAATGATATTGGAGTCGCAATTAGACCCAAAGAGAGAGCAAACGTGTTTGAGGTGTTGAGCAATGTCAATGTTAACGAACACATCGAAAAGAAGAACGGCCTCTCATATCTAAGCTGGGCGTGGGCGTGGGCAGAGGTGAAGAAAGCCTTCCCAGATGCCAATTACACCATCTATGAGACCGAGACTGAACATGGCCCGGTGAACTACTTCACAGATGGCAGAACAGCATGGGTGAAGACCGGAGTTGTAATCGAGGGACTGGAGCATATAGAAGAACTTCCAATCATGGACTATAGCAACCGCTCGATACCTCTGGAAAAGGTCACTAGTTTCGATGTCAACAAGGCCATCCAGAGATCGCTGACTAAGGCATGTGCCCGTCACGGTTTAGGTCTCTACATCTATGCCGGAGAGGATCTACCGGACGGCGAGAGCAAGGAACCGACAGAAGCAGACATCCGGAGCCTACGGTCGCAGATGTTCGGGGAGAAACCGAAAGCAGAGGTCACACAACAGCAGATCAGCGAGGCACTGGAAGGCGTTCAGAAGTTTGCCAATGAACCGGGCAGAGAGAACTACCGGCAGAGGATTTTCACGAAGTACAACGTGACATCAGCAGACCAGCTGAAAGAGAAAGACTTACTGGAAGCCTATAACGGCATCCAGACGATAAGAAGGATGGAACAGAACAATGGCTAATGAAGTTATGACGGTAGAGCAGCTGTCGAACGAACTGGCAGCTGTCGAAAACGAACTGGTGAAGTTCAAAGACCTTGAAGCAAGGCAGAAGCAGCTGAAAGAGGCATTGCTGCAGGCGATGCTGAATAACGGCATCAAGAGTTGGAAAACCAACAACAACACACTGATCACGGTGGTGGATGCCATTGAGCCATTCGATGAGTATCTGCAGGTATTCAACGAAAGGGCGTTCCGAGAAGACTTCCCAGAGATCCACAAGCAATATCTGGAAGACAAACTGAAACATAACAACGGCCGAAAGGCGTACTTGAAGATAACGGCAAACGCCAAGAAGGAGTTCACAGAGGATGATCAATAAGGTAATAATCGAGGGATGGATCAACAACCTTTCCCCCAAGCGGACACAGGACGACAAACCAGTTGCCACCGGGCAGATCAGCACGCCACGAAGCAAAGACGAGCAGACTGGGAAGTGGATATATGAGTACATCAACTTCACGGCATACGAGACAGAGGCAGAGTTCCTGCTCGCTCTGGGAAACAAGGCAAAGGTCGTTATGGTCGGAAAGTGGAGACACGACAGC